AGTCCGAAGCAAGTTGGCTCTTTGACTACGTGGTCGGCGGTAAGTGCTGGTGCGAGCTTTTCAGCCGTGATTAAAACAAACGGCACTCTTTGGACGTGGGGTCGTAACAACCAAGGACAATTAGGTCTAGGCAACACCACATACTACTCCAGCCCTAAGCAAGTAGGAGCACTGACTACGTGGCTGGCTATAGCGTGTGGCTCAATCCACACAATAGCCACTAGGACAGACGGAACTCTTTGGACTTGGGGGCATAACAGTTTAGGTCAACTAGGCTTAGGCAACACAACTTACTACTCTAGTCCTAAACAAGTAGGCTCCCTTACTACTTGGTCAAGGATTGCTGGTGGGTCGCGCCACACAATAGCCACTAGGACAGACGGAACTCTCTGGACTTGGGGGCAAGGTTCTCATGGGGCACTAGGCTTAGGCAACACCACAGACTACTCAAGCCCTAAACAAGTTGGGGCGCTAACTACGTGGCTGGCTATAGCGAGTGGATATCGCAGTAATACAACCCTCAAGACAGACGGAACACTATGGACATGGGGACGAAATAACTTTGGGCAACTCGGTTTAGGCAACATCACAAATTATTCATCCCCTAAGCAAGTAGGAGCACTAACTACGTGGTTAGCAATGGCTGGTGGCCGATACCACGTTAGTACTGCCAAAACTGATGGGACTCTCTGGACTTGGGGGCTTAACTCATCCGGTCAACTCGGCTTAGGAAACATTACAGACTACTCAAGTCCTAAGCAAGTAGGTGCTACGACCACATGGAACACCATCTTCGCAGGCAGTATGTCCAACTCCACACTAGCCCTAGGATAAACAATGGCAACAACAATAACATCAGGCGTCCAGTACTCCGGCATATGGACAATGCCACAGGTGAATGCCGCTGTAGCTGCGGGGACTTGGACGGGGTTGTTAGGCCCACCATCTTTATTTAGTTGGGGTGTTAGCACTTACGGACAACTTGGTCTTGGCAATACAACTAGCTACTCTTCACCAAAACAAGTTGGTGCAGCTAATACATGGGCGGCTATGGCTACCGCAGAAAATTTCACCATAGCTGTGAAATCAGGTGGCACACTTTGGGCATGGGGGTTTAATGGCAATAGTGTTCTCGGCCTGAATAATACTACCTATTACTCATCTCCAAAACAAGTCGGTGCGCTAACCAACTGGGCAAGTATTTCTTGTAATGCTGTTAATACTTTAGCCATTAAAACAGATGGAACGCTGTGGGGTTGGGGAAATAACAATCGTGGTGAACTTGGTCTAGGTGATACAAACGTAAAAAGGTCGTCGCCTGTACAAGTAGGAGCGTTAACCAATTGGGCACAAGTAGTTGTAGGCGCTGATGCTTCTGCGGCGGTAAAGACAGATGGTACGTTATGGACTTGGGGCTACAACTTTAATACAGGTCAGCTTGGGTTAGGTGACATTACGACTAACACATCATCACCTCAACAAGTCGGTGCGCTAACCAACTGGGCAAAAGTTGTCTTTGGTAAAGGTCATGCTATCGCAGTTAAAACAAACGGAACTCTTTGGGCGTGGGGAGTTGGTTCAGCAGGGCAAACTGGATTAAATACAACAGATGTTCAATCCAGCCCTGTTCAAGTTGGAGCTTTGACCAATTGGTCGTCACTCGGTGGTGGTTATAACAGTGCTTCGGCTGTTAAGACGGATGGTACTTTATGGGTTTGGGGAAATAATACGTCAGGTCAGCTAGGTCTTGGGAATACCACTAACTACTCCAGCCCTAAACAAGTCGGTTCTTTAACTACTTGGTCGCGGGTATGGAGCAGTGGATCATTTTCTGGTTATGGGTATGCCCTACAAACCAACAAAACGCTATGGTCATGGGGAAATAATGATAGTGGTCAGCTTGGGCTAGGTAACACAACCAATTATTCATCACCTAAGCAAGTTGGTGCGTTAACAAGCTGGGTTACATTACCTAGTAATGGCTGTGGCGAACCGAGTCATGGCATGGCAATAACAAGAACTCTTTCTTAACAATGAACAAAACACTCCACTTCCTCTCTGGCATTCCCCGTAGCGGTTCAACCGTACTTGCTGCCATCCTCAACCAGAACCCAATGACCCACGTTTCAACAACGTCTGGTCTGGTTCATGCGCTGGATGGATTGGCGAACACTTGGCACTCTGCCGGGTTGCTGAACGAGAACGACCCTGAGCGCACAAAGCTGGCTCAGACGATGCGTGGTGCAATTGATGCGTTCTATGAGGACACCACTGCCCCTGTCATCATCGACAAGTCCCGTGGTTGGCCTATCGCACAAATCATGGCGGCTATGTCTCAGGTGTTGGGCAAGCAGCCTAAAATCATTGCTACGGTCAGGTCAGTGCCAGACTGTGCTGCCTCATTCATCCGTGTGGCAAAGCCTGAGAATCTTGACGAGTTCATGTACTCCGGGCAGTTGATGGATCACCTGAAGGCTGCTTACATCTCATTGCAGAACGGCTACAACTTCGCTCCTGAGAACTTCCTGTTCGTGGAGTACGAAGACCTGCTGGCTGACCCCAAAGCGCAGTTGGCCCGTATTCACGAGTTCTTGGAACTGCCTGATTTCAGCTACGACTTCGACAACATCGACGGTTCTACAGTGGCTGAAGATGACGAGAACTTGCACGGTCATGCGGGTATGCACGATGTTAAGCCTAAGCTGGAAGCACAGCACAAGCAAGACCCCAAAGACCTGCTCAAGTCGCATTACAGCAGCTTCTGCCAGCCTGAGTTCTGGCTTAATACACCTCGCACAACACCAGAGCTTCATGCACTGGATATGCAGCTTGCAGCTTCCACAACGGGTGACTTCGCTGAAGGCTGGCGCTTGGCTCAACAACTTGAAGCTGACGAACCTACGAACCACCGCGCAGCTTACAACCGTGGCTGGTATCTGCTGCGTCAAGGCCAGATTCAAAAGGGATATCAGTTGATGGACAGAGGCCGCACAGCAGGCGTGTTTGGCAACAAGAAACCTGATGTGCCCACACCGCAGTGGGATGGTAAGACCAAAGGCATTGTTCTCTTGAACCTAGAAGGCGGCTTGGGCGACCAGATTCACCAAGTGCGTTACGCCAAGTACATCGCTGCTCGGGGCTGTAAAGTCATCGTAGCTTGCACTGGCTCACTTGCTTCGCTCTTTGTTGACGTTGAAGGCGTGTCCTCAGTGATTCAGCACGAAGCTGTATTTGGTATCTATCACGACTTCTGGGTGGCTGGTATGTCGGCTGTAGTGCCACTAGGCTTTGATTTGGCAGACATCTCTGGTGCGCCCTACCTGACTAAGCCTACCACCATCAAAGGCCGTAAGAAGCGCATTGGCTTGCGCTGGCAAGGGTCTACTCAGTTCGAGCATGAGCACAAAAAACGGTTCCCTTATGAATTGATGTTCAATGCCGTAAAAGATGCTGATGTTGAATTTATCTCACTTCAAAAAGATGAGGGTGAAGAATCTAGACCGGGTTGGGTTAAACAAGTAAAATTGGATTCATGGGAAGATACCCGCCAAGCGACAGCTAGTTGTGATTTAGTTATCTCTTCCTGCACTAGCGTATCTCACTTGTCATCAGCAATGGGTATTCCAACATGGGTGATTTCTCCTGTAATGGCATACTTTTTGTACTCTCTAGATACCCAAGACGCAAATGGTCTGGATACAACACCGTACTACGACTGTATGCGATTGTTTAGGCAAGAGGTTTTTGGTGATTGGGAAGCGCCATTTGAAGCTATTAAAGCTCAACTGGATAAGGAGTACGGTCAAGCAAAGTTAAGAAGCGTAGCATGATGCAAGACGTTTGTTCTGTGTATGAAATTGTGAATAAGCTAGATGGTATGCGTTATATTGGTATAACTAAAGATACACACAAACGTTTTATACAGCATTGTTCAAAGAAAAGAACTCAATCTTACATAGCTAGTGCTATAACAAAGCACGGTAAAGATTCATTTGAACTTAATGTGTTGCTTGTATCTACTCGTAGATACTGCTTGGACATGGAAGCTAAAATTATTAAGGCGTACAACACAGTAGTTCCAAATGGGTATAACTTTTGTGGTGGTGGAGAAGGCCCAACTGCTTCTATGTCAGGGGATCGTAATCCCATGTTTGGCAAACAACGCAGTAAAGAATCCGTTGCTAAAAGCAGAGAAGGAATCTTGGGTAAAAACCATTACTTGGCTAAAGAGTTTATAGCCGTATCTCCTACAGGAGAAACCTACACTGGAAAGGGATTAGCTTTGTTTTGCTTAGAAAATGGATTGCACAATTCCAATATGGCCCAAGTTGCTAGGGGTTTACGTCCTCATAGCAAGGGTTGGACAGTGAGTTACGTAGACCACATCAAAGACCGCTTGGGTGAGAAGCCCATGCTAAGGAGTGTTGCATGAGTTTTAGATATCCTGCGGGAGTAGTTGGAAAAACGGTAACGCCCTCTGGCCCATACCAGAACAGCACTGCACCGGGTGTGTGGAGTTTGGCAGGTCAGGCTAACTTTAAAGCCCAGAGCTTGTGGCCTACTCAGGGGAGTTTAGCTCCACCGTATTTATATATGTGGGGTTCCAATGCAAATGGACAATTGGGTCTTGGAAATAGCACTACCTACTCCAGTCCCAAGCAGGTTGGTACAAATAGTTATTCATTAATATCTGGGGGTAGCACTACTTCTTCTAATGCAATTAGAACAGACGGAACACTTTGGTCTTGGGGTTTAAATAACGCAGGACAACTTGGCTTAGGTAATATAACTCAATATCTTGTACCTAAACAAGTAGGAACCTTAACTAATTGGTTAAAAATATCAAGTGGTCGTTTAAGTGCATTAGCTATTAAAACTGACGGTACTTTGTGGTCATGGGGTTTAAATACGGAGGGACAACTTGGTTTAGGAAATATAAATAGTTATTCTTCCCCTAAACAAGTTGGAACATTAAGTGGATGGTTAAATGTATCTGCTGGATATAGTCATTCTGTTGCGACCAAAACAGATGGAACTTTATGGGCTTGGGGCAATGGCTATCGCGGTGGGCTAGGTTTAAATAACCAAACTAATTATTCAAGCCCTAAACAAGTTGGAACCTTAACTAATTGGTTAAAAGTTTCTGCTAATCTTTACTACACCGTAGCTATTAAAACTGATGGAACAATGTGGTCATGGGGATTCAATAATAAAAATCAATTAGGACTAGGCAATATTGGAGGATACTTTCTTTCTCCAAATCAAATTGGTTCATTAACTACATGGTTAACTCATTCGGCAGGTAGGTATCATGGAGTAGCTACCAAAACAGATGGAACACTTTGGACTTGGGGAAATAATACTGATGGTGCGTTGGGAAATGGAAATATTACTAATACTGGTTCACCCGGACAAATTGGTTCATTAACTAATTGGTTACAACCGTGTGCAGGTAATTATTTTTCAGGCGCTATAAAAACAGATGGAACGCTATGGATGTGGGGGAGAAATAGTAATGGTCAGCTTGGACTAAATAATCTCACCAATTACTCTAGCCCTAAACAGGTGGGTTCGTTAGCATCATGGTCAAATGTAGGTTGTGGTTACAATTTTACGTTTGCTAATTTAACCCTGTAAACTTTACTATTTTTTAAAAGGAAATCATCATGTCATTATTCGTTCGCATCCAAAACAACCTCGTCACCGATTGCTGGGACACTCCACCACCAGCAGGTCAAGACGGTTGGAAATCAGCCGTTGAAGTTCGTCCTTCAATCACAGCACATCGTCAAGGCTACACAGCCCACACGTTTAATCTGTCCACTGACCCAGTGCAGATTGTGTACAACACCTACGACATTCCAGTTGCAGACCGCAAAGCTGGCATGAAAGCCAATGCCTCGTTCAGCTTCCAGCAAGTTGTCCAAGAGCAGATGCGTGACCCATCGAAGTACGACCCCGCTGCCGTTGCTGCTGCACAAGCTGCCATTGCGCCCAAAGTTGCTGCCATCGAAGCCGCTACAACGCACGACGAACTTGATATACTTATGGAATGAATATATTAATCTGCGGCTTACCCGGTACTGGCAAAACCACATTGGCAGAAGCTCTCGCAAGGGAGCTTCAGTGCGTTCACTTCAACGCTGACGACATACGCAAGCACATCAACAAGGACTTAGGCTTCTCTGAAGCTGACCGAATTGAACAAGCTACGCGCATGGGTCATCTTTGTAAGATTGTAAGCAAGTGGGGTGCTAATGTCATTGCTGACTTCGTATGCCCTACTGAGGAAACTCGTAAGGCTTTCGACGCAGACTTTGTTATATGGGTAGACCGCATTAAAGAAGGACGCTTTGCTGACACGAACAAGATGTTTGTACCACCATCAAAGTTTAATTCTAGAGTGACAGGTAGGTTTGATAACTGCTTCCCAACGTATCAAGCTGAGCAGTTGGCTGGAATGATTCGCAGCTTTAAGAAGACGTTATGAGTGATAGACCAGTTAGAAGCTTAGCTAAAGCTGTCACATGGAGAGTCACTGGAACCATTGACACTTTCATCATAGCTTGGGTCATCACAGGTCAGCCATTGCTGGCAAGTGGTATTGCTCTAACTGAAATAATGACTAAGGTGTTGCTGTACTGGCTGCACGAAAGAGTATGGACAAGAGTTAGTTGGGGACAGTACAACAATAGTTTGGAAACATATCATGACACCTCAAGAACGCGCTGACTTTATTGCTGATATAGCTCTTGCCCTATCTACTAAACAAGAACCAACTGAGGTGTTGTCTGATGATGAGGTGCGTGCTCTTAAATTGTTTATTAAGAAACAAGAACAAAGCATAGCCTTACGACAAAGCATCATTGAGAAGAGCCTCACTGCCCTGCTCATTGCTGCTGCACTAGGTTTGTTTGGAATGGCTACAGGCTGGTTCACCACTCATTTATATAGACCATAGTGATTGCTAAACTATTAGTAGCTGTAGCATTATTAATATCTATAGCTAGTAGTAGTACAGAAAAGATTAATAAATACATATGCATTAGGTGGTCACATATCGGTGATGTGTATGAGCGAAAAACATATTGCCTTGAATGGAGACTTAAAGAATAATGTTAGACCCCTTCACAGCATTTGCCATTGCTCAAGCAGCCGTTAAAGGCATCAAGCAAGTAATAGCTTTAGGTAAAGATGTTCAATCAGCAAGCAATGACATTCTCAAGTTCTTTGATGCTAAGGATGCGGTTGTTGCTGCTTCTAACAATCCAAAGAAAGCTGGTGTAAAGAAGTCAGATACTAGTAGAGCTATGGAACTTGTTATGCAAGCTCATGCTTTACGACAAGCTGAGAAAGAGTTACATCAATATTTGATATACAGTGGTAATGCTCAGCTTTGGGACGAGATGTTATTAGAACGTAATCGCATTGTTGCTGAGCGTAAAGCTGAAGAGCTTAAAGTGTTGAATGCTAAAGCTAAGAAAATGAAAGAACTGCATGACTTGTTTTCTCTCATTGCTGGTGCATTAATACTTTCACTACTAATATATCTCACTGTAAACATCACTCTTGATGTAATAAAGGAATAACTATGTTACTCGACAATCTTCTCAGCATTGGTGGCAAGCTCATAGATAAGCTCATTCCTGACCCATCAGCTAAAGCACAAGCACAACTAGAGCTTGCTAAGATGGCACAGGATGGTGAGCTTGCTAGGATGGCTAATGACACAGAAGTTTATAAGACTGAGCAGAACAATGTTACAGAGCGTTGGACTGCTGATATGTCTAGTGACAGTTGGTTGTCAAAGAACATTAGACCAATGGCACTTGCTGCAATATTCTTAGCCTACTTCTTATTTACAACAATGTCTGCCTTTGGATATAACGCACAAGAGAGTTATGTACAGTTGTTAGGTCAATGGGGACAGATTGTTTTCCTTGCATACTTTGGTGGTCGCACAGTTGAGAAGCTGGCTGAAATGAAAATGAATAAGAAATGACTCCACACTTCACCTTAAAAGAACTAACAGCAACATCGCGTAAGTTTGATAACACTCCCAATGAAGCTGAACTATCAAACCTACAGCGCCTTGCTTTATTCCTTGAAGATGTTAGAACTCTGTTAAATGCTTCCATCATTATTAATAGTGCTTTCAGAAGCAAAGAAGTTAATGATGCTGTGGGTAGTAAAGATAGTAGTCAGCACAGACATGGATGTGCTGCTGATATTAAAGTTGTTGGCATCACACCAGATGAAGTTGTCAGAAAGATTGTAGCTAGTGGTTTAATGTTTGACCAAGTCATTAGAGAGTTTGATAGTTGGACACACATATCAATACCAAATAAAGCTGATGGCATCCCTAGAAAACAAGCTCTTATAATTGACAAAACAGGCACTAGACTTTTTGTCTAACATAACAAGGAACACATGAGTACAAACTTCACAGAGAAGCAACGAGAAGTAGTTGCACGCAAGATGGGCTATGACGGCCCTATGCAAATGTTTGATGAATATTTAGCTTCATCTCCTTCAGACGCTACTCGCTTTGCTGGCATTACTTCCAAGGTTGCAGCTAAGATGGCTAAGGGTGGATTGGTTAGAAAGATGGAAGCGGGTGGTGTTGTAACTTCCGATGTGTTTGCAAACACTGCTGGCTTAGGTTCAACTGGTATAGGCACAGCAAATACATCTATAGCTGGTGCTGACCAAACAGCAGTGAAACAAGCTGTTACTTTAATGAATGCTGACACTGCTAAAAATACTCCATTAACTGCTGAGCAAAGAGCTACAGTTGTTTCTATGGCTAATCAACAAGCAGCAGCACAGGGCATATCACCTGAACAAGCTCTGTACAATTATGCACAAACTCAAGGCTTGTCTAATCAAAACATAGATGCCATGATGGGATTGCCTACGAATGCTACACAGAATTGGCTAGGTGCTAAGGCAACGACAGCACCAACAAAAGCACCAACAGCAGCGCCAACAGCAGCACCTGTATTGTTCGACCCTACAGCGCGTGCCAGCTTACCATTAACAACTGTTGAAAAAGACGCAGTTGTTAAAGAAGCTCAGAAGATAGCAGCAGCACAAGGCATATCACCAGAACAGGCTTTGTACAACTACGCTAAGACACAAGGATTGTCTGATGGTACGGTTGACGAGCTTATGGGATTCCCTGCTGGTTCAACAGCAAGCTGGAAATCTCAGCAAACAACTGCTAGTAAAACTGCTACCTCCACACCATTTGGTGCAATGACAGAAACAGGTGCAGCACTTCCTTCCTTGACAACAGCTACAGCACAGCAAGCGGGTGCTCCTGCTCCCATTGTAGCTACAGAACAAGCAGCTACCACCACAGCGGCTACAACAGCGGCTGCTACTGCTGCTCCCATTGCTGCTCCAACAGCCATTGCTGCAACAACAATTACACCTGATGCTGCACAAACAAAAATGAAGGAACAACTTGATAAGCTTGAAGCAGGCTTTGGTACAGTTTCTGAAGCAGCTAAGGCTAAGGCAGCAGAGCAAGTACCTACAACTACAGCACTCGCTGGTATGAAAGCAGCACAAGGTGTTGCTGGTGAAGTAGCTGCTCCTGTAACACGTCAGGTAGGCGCTGGTGAGCTTGTCTCTGGTACAGGTGTTGACCAAGCTAAGGTTGAAGCAACGCTGGCACAGACGCAAGCAGCACAGGGTATTGTCACAGAAGACATGACCACACAAGGTCAGCTTAATAAGATGCTTGCCAATTTCGATGCAGGTAATCCACCACCTTGGGCAGCAGGAACGATGAGAACGGCTATGGCTACGCTATCAGCACGTGGTCTAGGGGCTAGTAGCATGGCAGGTCAAGCCATCGTCCAAGCGGCTCTAGAGGCTGCTGCTCCCATTGCACAGGCTGATGCTAAAGTGTTTGAGACAATGGGTCTTACCAATCTTTCTAATAGACAGCAGACAGCAATCTTGTTAGGGCAACAACGTGCTGCCTTTCTAGGTCAAGAGTTTGACCAGACGTTTCAGACGAAGGTGTTGAATGCTGCAAAGATTTCAGACATTGCTAATAGAAACTTTGATGCTTCTGTAACCATTGCTTTAGAGAATGCTCGTATCACTAGCAGCATGGACATTGCCAATTTGTCTGCAAGCAATGCTATGGTGCTTGCCACTGCTGCACAAACAGCTAACTTAGAAACAGCAAACCTTAACAACAGACAACAAGTGGCTGTACAGAATGCTCAAGCTTTCTTGACAATGGATGTTAAGAACTTGGATAACAAGCAACAGACAGCTTTGTTTAAATCACAACAACTTGCTACAACCATTCTTAGTGATACAGCAGCAGCTAATGCAGCTAAAGCTACCAATGCTACTAATCAAATTGAAGTTGATAGAATTAATGAAACACTAGCTCTCACTGCTTCTCAGTTTAATGCTGCTGAAACTAATAAAGTTAATATTGTTAATGCCAATGCTGCTAATGAGCTTGCTAAGTTTAATGCAACTGAAGCTAATAACAGAGCAGAGTTTAATGCTAATAATGCAACAACTATTAATGTTGCTAATGCTAAGATATTGGCTGACATCTCAACATCAAATACAATATCAGCTAACAGTCTAGCTGCTGTGAATGCTAAGAACGCTACAGACTTGTCTGCCACTGTGTATGCTCAGCAGAGCACAACATATAGAGACTTGTTGCAGATGTCTGTTACTGCTGGTGAGAATGAAAAGAATAGACTTACCAATTTAGCCATTGCTACTATTACTTCCAGTGCTACTACAGCTAATGCAAATATTGCTGCTGATGCTACAAGCAGTGGTCAGATTGGTG